AGACCTTGAAGAAGGTAAGATGAAAGAGTTTCATGCCATGGTTAAGAAAGGTATGACTGCCGCGCAGATTGCCAAGAAACTTGGTATGAAAGAAAAAGATGTTGCTGAGTTCATGAAAGGTATGAATGAAGCAAAAGAATATTCCTACACTGTTGTTCATGCTAAGAAAGGTAAGGTAGTAGTTACTGCGCCTACTTCATATGATGCGGCACAGAAAGCAGCAAAGCAATGGAAACTAAAGTCTACTGGCGGTGTTGATGCTTATCTTATGAAAGAAGAAACTTCTGTCGAACTTGACGAAGCATATCAGCAGTTCTTGGATAAGTCACCTAGTAACTGGGGTGAGGAAAAGGTAATCGCTTACGGAACCAAGAAAGGTTACAAAGTGATTGGCGTATGTGGACATGGTAATGTAGAGGGTATCGTACTGTTCGGTCTTGATGCCTCTGATAAGTCATATGTTGGCAAGGAAGCAAAGGTTAAGACTGGTCAAACAGTATTCCGTTATGCTACTCGCAACAGTATGGCAGGTGACATCTTTCCTTTAGTTAAGATTGATGTTAAGAAAGGTCTTCTATATAACCTGTCACAGAAGTCAAGTGACGGTGAAGTCGATTATGCAGAGTTCGAGAGTAAGGGTATTAAGTTACGTTACCTACGTCTTGCGGCAACTGCCAACCTCCGTGATATTACTGGGTTCGAACCTGGCTTTGGTTCAATGAAAGAGTCTACTGCTCCTAAAACTCTTAGCGATATTAGAACGAAAAGATCTTAATGAAAAAGTTTAAACAATATATAGCAGAATCTTGTTGTGATGATTGTGATGATCTCATCGTTGAAGACGGTGTGTACATCAATGAAGAAGGTAAGAAAGACAACGTAAAGCTTAACCAAATACAACGTGGTGGTAGTAAGAAGTTTTTCGTATATGTAAAGAATGATAAAGGCAACGTGGTTAAAGTTTCTTTCGGAGATCCCAATATGGAGATCAAGAGAGACGACCCTAAGAGACGTGCCGCTTTCCGTGCTAGACATGATTGTGCTAATAAGAAAGATAAAACAACTGCTGGATATTGGTCTTGTCGACAATGGCGCGCTGGCGCTAAAGTCGATAGTTAATTAGTATAAATAGTAACAGCTATTTCCAATTTAAACGGTAAAACGATTAATGCAACCTAACTCAGAAGAACAACGTCTCGCACGAATAGAGACCAAGATTGATAAATTGTCGGATGCGATGATTGATCTTGCTCGCGCAGAAGAAAAACTTATCAATATCGATAAGACCTCTCAACAACACGCTGAGAGAATGAATCGTTTCTCTGCGAGAATGGATGTTATTGAAGAAGTTGTAAACGAACAAGGCAAAACCGTTAAGGTAATGCAGTATGTATTAACTCTTGCGGCCACTGTGTTCGCGGGTATAATTGTCAAAATGTTTTTTGACACACCATAATAATCATCGGAGACTAACAATGTCAAATATCAATAAAATCATGGAGGCATATCTGTCAATGAAGGTCTCCGCAGAAAAAACTTTAGAAGAGAAAAAGAAACTCGACCCTGTCAACGATAAAGAGAACGATAAAGAATTTAAAGATCGTAAAGACAAAGACATCGACAACGATGGTGATGTTGATTCGTCTGATGAGTTCCTTCACAAGAAACGTGCCGCAACTGATGACGCAATCGACGGTGGTAAGAAACCTGCTAAGAAAGAAGCCGTAGAACCAGAAGAAGACGAAGTTGCTGAACCAAAAAAGAAACCTAAAACTGGTAGGGCATCTTTAACTAAAGACATCAAGCATAACTCACATACTGCTGACGCTACTGCCGAGATTTCTAAGATTGAGTCTGTAGATACTCGCGCAGCGTTTATCGAGATGTGGTCACAGGTTGAAGAGGCCGTTAAAGCTAAACAAGTCCCTGATAGTGCTGCTAAACCAGAAGGTATCATGGACAAAGAATCTCCTAAGTCTAAAGAGTTCGCCAAGAAACATGATGTTGAAATGGGTAAGAAACCAGAACTGGTTGCCGATGATGAAGAAGGTCATGAAATGACATCTAAAGCTGGTCGTGCCGTTAAGAAGCAGTCTTCCGCTAGAAGTGGTGACAACTTGTCCAATGGTGATACTTCGGTAGTTAAGAGTAAATAACCGTGATCTCCTTAATCACTAAGGAATGTGCTGTTAGAGAATCTACCATTGATAAACGCTGTAAGTTTCCCGATGGTAGATATTATTCTATGACTAAAGGTGATCTAATAAAACTCTGTGCCGATTTAGGTATAGGGATAACCGGTCTCAAAGGCGAGACTAAAGAACTAATCATTATGCGTATACGCGAAATAAGAGGATAGTAATATGATTAAATCTCCAAGTTGGTGTAAAGGTGCGGTTCCTTCCATTAAAGGTTGGCATCATCCCAAAACAAATGAACTTCTTAAGGCTCAGGGCTTGACTCATAAACAAGTATCAGCCTGGAAAGACGCGAAGGATGGTATCGGTAACAAGCACGATGTTGCTGAAGTTGTTCTTACTCATGAAGAAGTAGTCGAAGAATTCTTTGACGAAGAAGAGATCGAAGACGAAGACGAATAAGTTTTTTTAATCACTATTATTATAAGTTGTTTTGATGTTTAAATATTATGTACTCACTAGTAATAGTGTCGAAAATCTCGCACGTCAGTTCTTCACATTAAGGTATAATGATGTGGTGGTCGTTATCAATACTCTGGATAAGGAGTATGAGAAGACCGCCATTGATTACTGTGTCAAACACGGTATCGAACATCATATCACTCAATCAGACGGAACCCCAGCCACTGGGAAAAATTCCGTACTAGATTTATTCTTATCTTCTGAAAACGAATACATGGTTCAGGTAGACGGTGATGACATCATTACCGCTTACGGAAGAAATCTGTATCGTACTATCGCACTCTCTCCCAATGCTCCTGATGTTATATGTCTGTATAACCAGTTATGTCTGAATAAATTCAAACCTGACTTATGGGACAGCCAGTACGACTCTAGGTCAGTAAAGATAAAAGGTTGGTTCATCCCAAAGTACTTAACCCCCGCATACCCTCATGATTATGAGACAGATGCTACTTTTGCCGATTTGATACCAGAACGTCTAGCACATATGTACATGGATTTTTTTGGTACCTCACCAGAAGAGGCAGCACATTGGGCAGAAGTCCGAATACGATTGAACAGATTCTTCAGGGAGTATGGAGAGCGATACGAAACATTCAATAGAATGACCTTCCTATCGCGCAAAGCAGCGTCTGTAATGCGATATGACCCTGAGTATATGATAGGGGAAGACACTCTTCAGTTTTATCGTTTAAAGAAATTGGCGTACGAGGGTGAATTGGATATGCGTATGCGCAACGAAAGATGGGCATTTAGTTACGTATATATGAATGATACTGAATCTATTACTAAAGAATTTAAAGAAGATGGTTCTTTAAAGGTCAGTTATGCGTGGATGATACCAGTTGAGGATGGACTAAATAAACTAAAAGACGGACTACCTCCACCTGAGTTTCATTTACCGGAATTAACTGACCCATACTATGAAGTTAACAAAAACTAATTTAGTTGTATACGCAGCGAAGAATTATTACAATCCCGAATACATTGACGGAGAAGAGTTCTACGACGATCTAAAACGTTTTAAATACGTCAAGAGGTTGTTGAGTAGGTACAGTCAAACTAATGAACTAGCAGAACGTTTGATATTAAATCACTTGATTGTGATATTTAATGTATTTGGTCATGAGGCGGGTGTGGAAATACTCGCATTAAAAATACCAGCAGACCATTGGGCTGTACTGAAACCATTTCTCATATTCTTACGGGTAATAGAAAATAATGAGATTACTGGGGTTGAAATGGATAAATACGTGATAGAAAGATTGAGGAGTGTATAATGGGATTATTAAAATCTGCCGCTGATGTCGTCTATACGATTAGGTTCTTAAAGTTACTTGTTACTAAGTTCGAGGATACTGGTGCGTTTAAAGCAGGTATCATTGATGATCAAGGTAACAAGCGCCGAGACTATGATATGGAGGTCATGGGCAATCGCGATGCCTATCGTGATAACTACACTTCATTCCATCGTCTTGTGTTCAACCTAAAGAAAATCATGGAAAAGGTGCCAGGCGGTTCTTCGGTCGTTGCTCGATATGGCGCCGCGCTCGCTCTTATTAAAGAGCACGGTGAACTGACCGACAAAAATATTGAAAAGATTCATGAGAATACTGGTATAAGTATCCTTGACGTTCTACAGGAACAATCATTCTGGTATGTGTTAGATGACGGGTCACTATCGCCAGGCGTGTATCGAATTAACAACGATACTATGACCGCACAGTGCGAAGATGTCCGGAAGGGTGATAAGATTCGGATAGTCGAAGGTGCTCCTGTACATAATATACTAGGATTAGCCATACACGAAGGTGTACACATGAAGTCTGGTCAAAGAGTTTTAGCAACATCTGCTGAACTTATTAAGTAAATCCTCTCTATGGGGTCTCCCAAAACCCTATATAAAGGACGCATTACTAAAATGTTCTTGACATGACGCCCCATATTCGTGTATGATATGCTCTATTCGTTGGCGGGCGTTCAACGTAATTACGAAGAGACTTTCGCATGAAGACCTATGAAGAATTTAAACGACGGTTTGAGGAAGAGATGACCTCTACCGCGTCAGTGCCTGGAGCCGGTGACGATAATCAAACTGTCATTGTCCGCAAAAAATACGATAGGAAGAACAAAAGGAAATCTGCCTCAGACATGTTGCGCAGATACTTTCCTGAAAAATTTAAAAAATAGTTCTTGCCATCTCGCTCGAAATCAAGTATAATGGACACCATGTTAACTGATAGCTGATAGGCACTTACATGAAAGTTATAGATTGCTCCTCCTACAAAATTGTTATCTTCGATGTCGCGTCTGATCTGACATCTTTCCTCGATGAGGGACACGATGATAGCAAATTGATATATGTATCGCTTGACGGTACAGACACCACACTACTATCCCCCGATAGGTTCTTGGTCAAAAACCGCAATAGCTCTTTTCTCAATCATATGATGTGGGAAGGTCTGTTAGACGAAGATGAACAAGACGAATATATAATGAACCGTTGTGAAAAGTTTTTCAATGATGGCAAACAAATGCTAATAGAAGATTACGACTTCATTGAAGACGAACCATTCTATGATTATTCCAGATAAAAAAAGAGTCGTTATGAATATTAAAATGGACACGGGTCGCGATGACCTATTGACTGATTATGCCACAGGTATGTTGAAAGACTTTTACTTACGCCCAGAAGAAGATTCCCCGCAAGAAGGATATGCTCGAGCGGCTATTGCTTGGTCATCGTACAAGGGAGTGTTAGACGAAGCACTAGCACAGAGATTGTATGATTATGTAAGCAAAAAATGGTTCATGTTCGCATCCCCTGTACTATCTAACGCTCCAGATAAAGATGGTAAGTCTCGTGGACTACCCATATCATGTTTTCTCACTTTCGTACCGGACACCCTCGAAGGACTGATCGACCATACCACAGAGTTGCGATGGCTGTCTGTTATGGGTGGTGGTGTAGGTGGACATTGGTCGGACGTTCGTACAGTCTCAGACATAGCGCCTGGCCCGATTCCTTTCTTACACACAGTAGACGCAGACATGATTGCTTATCGTCAAGGAAAGACGCGTAAGGGTTCATATGCGGCATACCTAGATGTACATCATCCAGACATTATAGAATTCTTGAACATTCGTATTCCTACGGGTGACGTTCAACGCAAAGCATTGAATATTCATAATGCGATTAATATTACCGACGAGTTCATGGCGGCCGTATTGAACGATACAACTTTCGATCTGCGTGACCCGAGTAATGGTTCGGTAAAAGAATCTGTCAATGCCCGTAAATTATGGGAACGAATCCTTGAGGTTAGATTCCGTACAGGCGAACCATACCTGAATTTCATTGACACTGCGAACCGTGGTTTGCCGATGAGTTTAAAGGAGAAGGGGTTAAAGATACATGGTTCTAATCTATGTAACGAGATTCATTTACCCACTAGCGAAGACCGTACGGCAGTATGTTGTCTATCGTCCCTCAACTTAGAATACTATGATGAGTGGAAAGACACTACTATTGTTGCTGATATTATTACTATGCTTGATAATGTCATTGATTACTTCATAGAACATGCGCCTGACCATATCTCACGTGCTCGTTTTTCCGCATCACAGGAACGTTCGTTAGGTTTAGGTGCGATGGGATTCCACTCTTTGTTACAAAAACATGGAGTCGCATGGGAATCTGACAAGGCGAAAGAGATTAACGATGTAGTATTCAAAAATATCCAAAAACAGGCTACTGCGGAATCACTTCGTTTAGGTAAGGAACGTGGAGAGGCACCAGACATGGAAGGTACTGGTATGAGAAACGCGCACTTGATTGCCATTGCGCCTAATGCCTCGTCCGGTGTTATACTATCAACCAGTCCTTCTATAGAACCATTGAAGGCCAATGCGTACACTCATAGAACTCGCGCTGGTTCCTTTTTAGTCAAGAACGTTTACCTTAATCAGTTATTGTCTGATAAGGGGTACAATAACGACTCTATATGGACTTCTATCATCACCAATAAAGGTTCGGTACAACACTTACCGTTCTTGAACGAAGGTGAGAAGGCGGTATTTAAGACTGCGCAAGAGTTAGACCAGAACTGGGTCATAGAGCACGCTGCTGACCGTCAGAAGTATATCTGTCAAGGTCAATCGGTTAACTTGTTCTTCCCGGCAGGTGCGCCTAAGCGTTACGTAAACAAGGTTCATTTCAATGCTTGGAAGAAAGGTCTGAAGGGTCTGTACTACCTGCGAACAGAGGCGACTTCCCGTGCGGAAACTGTATCTGATAAAGTAGAACGCGTAGCACTTCAGAGTGACAGTCGATCTATCATATACGGTAAGACAGGTTGTCCATACTGTGAAATGGCGAGAGATGAATTAACTCTGCGAGGAATGCCGTTCGACTATATTGACTTAAAGGAATCAGGTAAGACTGCTGCCGAAGTTACGGGTCGAGATGTTACCACAGTACCACAGATATATATTGATGGAAAGTACATCGGTGGATACGAAGACTTGATGAGTAATCTAGCGGATGGTGGTGGATTTCAAACAGGTAATGAGGAGGACAATGAGTGTCGGGCTTGCGAAGGTTAGTAGTATTTGGGGATAGTTATGTACAGGGGTACCGTAGTAAACCCACTATACAAATCAACGAACTTAACTTTCCCTACTACCTCTCGAAAGAATTAGGTGTTGAGGTCATTAACAAAGGACACCACGGTCACTCCAATCTTGCCATAGCGCATGACGTTATGGCATTTATTCGAGAGACTCCGAAAGAAGAGTTACCTAACTACGCATTTTTAATATGTTTCAGTGATTGGCAGAGAGATACCAAAAGAGACAAAGATCGAGAACCTAATCCTGACACGGATGGTGCGCTAGAAGGAATTGTGTGGAGTCGTTGGCCTCATATAGAAGCACCCGACCCTACTATTTTGAGAGTATCTACCGAGATGGCATACCTCGGCTTAAAACAATTATGTTATAAGTATGATATTCCATATAGAATGATAAACAGTTTTGACCATCAGCCGTTCATAGATACCTTAGAGATATATGACGCAGTACATCATGGAGGCGGTAGGATAATCGACAAACGCATTGGTAGTTGTCAGTGGCGTATAGAAAGTCCACGTGGGGATTCACATTGGATAGAGAGTGAGTCTATTTACAATACCATTATGGATATTATAGTAGAAAATTGGTTATCAGAAGAGGATAAAATGCCACCTCTTCAATATGTAAGATACCACCGATTAAAAGAAGAAAACCGAAGATATTTAACTGGGTGTTCTCACCCCAATGTGGCGGGCAGTAAATTAATAGCAAAAACTCTCGCACCATATATACAAACTATTCTAAAGGATTAATATGTCACTATTAAAATTTTCACAAACGTACAAACCGTTCCTATATCCTTGGGCAGTTGACCTATCAAAGAAGCACGAAGAAGTGCACTGGATTGAAGACGAAGCAGAACTCTCTGAAGACGTACAGGATTGGAAGACCAAACTGACCGTGGAAGAAAAGACGTTCATCACTCACGTACTAAGATTGTTCACTCAGTCAGATGTACAGGTAGGTGAGAACTACCACGAATTATTGATCCCTCGTTTTAAAAACAATGAAGTCCGAAACATGTTGTCATCATTTGCGGCGCGAGAGGCAGTACACCAACGTGCCTATGCGCTCTTGAATGATACATTGGGACTACCGGACGAAGACTTCCATATGTTCCTTGAGTATAAGGAGATGGCTGATAAGATTGATTTCATGAAAGATGGAGACTCCAAAACTAATGCTGGACTAGCACTTTCCTTGGCACAGTCGGTATTCAATGAGGGTATGTCAGTATTCGCATCATTCGTCATGTTGCTGAACTTTCAACGTTTCGGTAAGATGAAAGGTATGGCGACAATCGTCGAGTGGTCTATCCGTGACGAGACTCTACACGTACAAGGTAACGCGAAGTTGTTCCGTGAGTTCTGCGGAGAACATCCGCGCATCGTTAATGACGAGTTAAAGTCTAAGATATATAAGATGGCTGAAAACGCAGTCATGTTAGAAACTAAATTTATTGATCTAGCATTCGCGGGTAACGCTGTACAAGGTCTCACCAAGAAAGAAGTCATCGACTATATCCGTCACATTGCTGACCGTCGTCTACTTCAACTTGGAATGAAACCATTATTTAATCAAAAAGATAATCCCTTACCTTGGTTGGACTGGGTACTGAACGGAGCATCACACGACAACTTCTTTGAGAAACGTGTGACCGAATACTCTGTTGTCGGTATGGAAGGTACCGATTATGGTTGGGATGAACTGGAGCAAGAGGTAGCATGATGAATGCTGAATATTTAATCGAATGTCCGATCTGCGACATTGAGACTAATGTAGAAGTTACATACGACGATGACCAACCACGGTTTTGTCCTATGTGCGGTTCGGACGTAGACGCAGAACTTCTAGACGAAGAGGACTAGTTACCATAAGTCTACATAAATGACACATAAAAGAGTAAAAAGTGTAGACTTATGAACTGGACATACGAAAAAGAATTATTTGACCCTGAAGAAACCTTCCTAGAAGATTATCAGGGTTTTGTTTATATAGTAACTGAACTTAGTACCGGAAAGAAGTACATCGGTAAGAAGTTTTTCTGGAAACCTAAAACACTGCCAGTGACGAAGACTCGAAAACGTAAGGTAAAAACGCGAGTACAGTCTGACTGGAAGACGTATTTTGGTTCCAGTATAGAAGTAAAAACCTTAGTTGAAGAGAAAGGCCCGGAGAGTTTCACTAGGGAAGTGTTGAAACTCTGCCGAACCAAGGGTGAATGTTCGTACTATGAAGCTAAGATGCAGTTTCAGTATGATGTCCTACTCAGGGATGATTTTTACAACGCGTTCATCGGTTGTAAGATTCACGCAAAACATCTACCTAAAGACTAGCCAACTTCAATATCAGATAGTGCGAAACCGCACATAGCTACACCGACGACGCTATACATCAATGTTTCCATGATGGTCATAGCGTCAGTCTCTAAACCACCTACCGCACCCATCACGAAAAACCCACCTACTAAACCAATTATTAATTTCATTACTTCACCTCTTCATAAGCGGCAGCAATAGCAAGAAGACCTGTCTTGCTCTTAGGAACTTTCATAAGTTGAATCGCTAACTGTTTTGCACCATAAAGGTCACAAGCTTCAGTCTTCTTTATTTCAACTCTCTTATTGTTATAGAAAGCAATCCATCCTGCAAACGTTTCGTTATTCATTACTTCACCTCCACATTGTCGACCCAAGCAACATCACGCTCAAGGTTGTTCATTCGGTAGTTCAGGGCAGCAACAAGACTGTCGAACTTCATATCATTGATCAACTGATCGTTGACAACATTGCGTAGAACATAGTAGTAGTCAGGTTTTGCGTTCATCATAATAACTTCTCTCTCTGTCTAATGAGGTACTATTATAACATATATGAAGATATTGTCAATGGCTTCATTAGACTATTTGGTTATAAACTCGATGGTGTTATGCTATTTTGTTCTATTAATATTGTTGACATTTGTTTCTAAAAGAAGTATAATAGCTGTACAAATTGAGTTGAGAGAGAAAATTATGATTGAAGTTGGTGATGTTGTCTATTGTAACTGGGGTGCGATGCATCCGACCGAAGAACTTGCTGTTCTCAAGATCGACGGTGATCGTATGTGGTGTGAAGGTGGGTTTACTATGTTACTTGCCGACTTGCGTGATATGAATGAGAACTACCGCAGTCCTATCGGTGTCTACAAAATAGATACTAACAATGTATATGCTTGAGGAATCATAATGTACGTAATGAATCTTGAATGGATTGACAGCTTAGGTGAGAGACACATTGTGTGGAACGTGGCCGATCCCGAAAAAATGAAGCGTGACCTCATTGCCCTCAATGTTCCGGAAGAGAACATCGAAATATACGAGAAAGATGTTTCTTAAAATTAATTGAGTTATTTTGATAATAAGTATTGACAAGTAATGGAAACATGTGTTATACTAGCGGTATAAATTGAATTGTTAACTAAAAGAGAGAACTATATTATGAACAATATCCTTCAAATCGAAACTTCTGCTACTGTTGGTAAATGCCCTTGGGGTATCGGTACCGAGGTATCCAACGACCTAACTCCTATCCAGATGATGCAGAAAGCAGGCGTCGACTGGACAGTTGAGAAAATCCCTTCATTCGTACACCATAACGGTGAGCAAATTGCCACTGGTATGGAGGCACTCGTCCGCTCTACTGACTCTAAAGTACTGACTCAAGTCGGTGGTAACTGGAATCCAGTTCAAAACGAACAGGCATTCGAATTCTTCAATGATTACTGCTCTGCCGGTGATATGGAAATGAGTTCTGCGGGTTCTTTGAAAGATGGTAAGATGGTCTACGCATTGGCCAAGGTCAAAGAGTCGTTCGATATCCTTGGTGGTGACCAAGTTGATTCCTACCTTCTATTCTCTAACCCACATGAGTACGGTAAGTCAATTGACATTCGATTCACTCCGGTTCGAGTAACCTGTATGAACAGTCTTGCTCTTGCTCTAAATCGTACTTCGGTAAACTCAACCAAGATCAATCACCGTAAGGCATTCGATGCTGAACAGGTTAAAGTCACTATGGGTCTTGCCCACGAGAAGTTTGACCAATACAAAGTAATGGCAGAGTTGTTATCAAAACGACAGTTCACTGCTGATACTCTGATTCAGTACTATAACTCTCTATTCCCTTCACAGTCTCCTGCTGCTGAAGTTAAGACTTACAATGACCTTGCTCCAAATGCGAAGAAGGCGTTTGAGTTGTTAGAAACCCAGCCAGGCGCTGAGTACGGTCGTGGTTCATGGTGGCAGGCATTCAACTCTGTTACCTACTTAACTGACCACCAGTTGGGTCGTACTGCCGATGGTCGAATGACTTCTGCGTGGTTTGGTGCCAACCAAGTCAAGAAAAAGAAAGCTGCGGAACTTGCGGTTGAAATGGCGGTGGCGTAATGAGTGGATGGAATCTGATACTAAACTCAATGAGAACGCCAGATGGGACTGTAATCCAGTCCCGTCACCGGCATGACTTTGTTACCCATACTGATGAGAACGGTAAGGTGTATATGGTTGATGGTGGTCTGGATTATATTAGACGCTCTGTTCATGAAGATCAAGTAGACCTATCTCTCTATGACGACCAACCTCACGAAGTTCAGCGAGTGGTTCTCTCATGGGGAACCTATGGTATCAATGGAGACCAACCATTGTCGTATATTCGTATTGCTGATATGGAAACTGGTCATTTGGAAGCAGTACTAAAACTCAATGTGAACGCGATTCATAGAGCATGTATGGAGCATGAATTATTATTGAGAGGTGTGGAATGAAATATTTTTTGATAGAGGAGTGGGATAATGATTACAACTGTCGGACTCGTACGTTCGCACTTCAGGCAAGGTGTCACGAAGACGCTAGAGAAATCGCAAGGTGTCACTCAAGTAGCGCATATGACTACATGGTTCATTCAGAAGTTAGCGATTATGTTGCGTCATCCTTCCCAAAATTAGGAGATATATAATGTTAGTAGATATAATTTCAGTGATAGTTTCTTTAATACTAGTAGTGTTAGGTCTCATGGCGATTATGACATCTACCGATATAATCGCTGAGCGCAAACGACGGTGGCGTGATGGTACGCATGATTACTATGGTAATAAAATTGAAGACGAGGAAGACAAATGAAAATTGAAATATCAGACGATTCGATTGAACGGATTATGTTAGCTGAACTCTCTCAGAGTTTGGAGTGGGCCCGTAAAGATTTAGCGAGTTACGATAAAGGCGTTAATGTCAATATACATGTGGTAAACGACCCTGAATTAGACAAAGAAGAACTCCGCAAGGATATTGATGCGTACGAGCGAATCTTGTCTTACTGGAAAGTGCCTGAATAATGACTATGCCGAATGAACGCAGGCGGGCGGTAAATAACACGCGGCAGTTCCTAGTTGATTTAATGGATCCTAAGAAGACTCCTAGGGTTCCGTCCGAAGTACGTAAAGAAGCATATCATTGTTTGAAACATTATCCAGGCGAGTACTACATGGAACAAGCCGCCGAACAGGCGCCAGAAATATTTGGTGAATGGGATGCCGCGCACGGAGAGAAATGATGAGTGACTATACACCAAACAATTGGGTTGTCATTAAATTTACCCAACAAGTAAAAAGTGGCAACACTGGTTACGGACGAAAAGAAAAAGTCTTTTACAAAGTGCTCGGTGGTTGGTCAGGTGGTTATCTCGATGGCGACTCTTGGAGACTGAACAGTGGTATCGTTGACGTTGAAGAGACCGCTGATTCTTTTATCTTTATTGGTGGTAGTGGTAGTCGATACATATGCGACAAGACTCAGGAATGTCTGAGAATGAATACTGCCGGTATATGGAAACAAATGCAGGAAGTTAGTGAAGGAACTTCAGGGGATGTTAAAGTCGAACTGGTGGAACCTGATGACAAAAGAACTTGTAAGGATTGGAAGGAGCTACTAAGATGATGACCCCTAATGAAATGAATAACATCAATAGATTTGAAGTGATAGACTGCGAAGGCCGTACCTACGTTCGTTACTTACGTGAAAATGAAAGTGTTCAATACAGTCTACAAGACGATAATCGCACCCTCAAAATCTTTATTACGCAGGACGACTCATAGATGATAGACGACAATACTGAGATACAAATAAGTTTAAAAACTATCATTTCTGTTATTGTGGCAGTAGTTGCGATGACCAGTGTTGTCGTACGTTACGAAATCAAAGTAGATTCTCTTTTAGCTAAGATAGGTAAATTGGAGATACATATTCAAAACTCTAGTAAAATTATTCACGAAAACTCAGAGTCAGTGAGAAGTTTACAAATAGAACAAATCAAACAACAAAAAGATATTCAATATATTACACTAATTGGAGAAACAGAATGTCCGAAGAAGTAAAAGCAGGAAATGATCAAGCAGGTGCTAGTGCATCAGTAGGTACCGAACAAACAGATAGCAGCGTAAGTGCTGGCGCAGGCGTTGAAGCACATGCCGGAGCAGAGGCGAATCAGGAAACTCGTATCGATGGATTCGGTGATGTGGAAACTGGTCAACACGCACAGGCAGAAGTACATATTGACGCAGGTGCTGAGGCGGGATTTGATGGACGTAATGCGACAGCTGAAGCAGGCGTTTCCGCAGGTGCGAGTGTAGAAGCGGGAGCAGATGTGTCAACAGATGTTGGTGACGTGACAATTACTACAGGTGTGTCTGCGGGAGCAAAAACTGAAGCAAAAGCAGGCGTAGGCGGTAGTGTCGGAGCAGATGGTGTCGAAGGACATGCGGGAGCGGTCGCCGGAGCAAGTGTTGGTGTTGGAGCATCCACTGGCGCATACGATGATAGCGGCAATGGTGGACAAGTAGGCGCAGGCGTAAGTGCGGGCGCACAAGTAGGTGGTAACGTTAGTGGAGGTGCCACTATGGATGATGGTGTTGCTACTATTGGTGTTGATGGTAAAGTTGCTCTAATCGTTGGTGTTGATGTTGATGCCAGTGTTTCAGTAGATACCAAACCAGCACAAGAAGCAGTTGTCGACGGTGCTAACACAGTGGTAAAAGAAACTACTAAAGCGGTCGAGCAAGTTGCGCAACCAATCAACAATGCGGGTAATGCTGTTGTTGATACCGGAAAGAAAGCGGGAGACGCAATCTCCAAACCATTCAAGAAAATTAAGACGCCTTGGTAAGACTTGACACCCAGACTATAATCGTGTATACTTCACATATAAATTATTAAACAGGCAATGAACAATATGGAAACCCCAAAAGAAGATAAACGTACTACGCAAGGTCGTAAACTCGATCTCCTTCATTTCCAACAGGCGATGAACAAGGACACTACTTATCAGGACGATGTAGAACAGTTTATGATGATTGGTGGTCAGGAAATTCCGTGCGAATTATCAGGCCCACATCTTTATGCTACTCCAAATGAAAACCATGACCAGATTCAATTGTATATGGATTTGATTACTGAAGAGTATATTGAGTGTTTAGAGGCGTACAACGCAGGCGATGTTGTAGAGGTTGCTGATGCTTTGGCGGACATGGTGTGGGTTATCATGGGTATGGCATCAAGTCTTGATATCGATTTTAATGATGTCTGGCAGGAGGTCAAACGATCTAACATGAGCAAGTTTGTCGATGGTGTTGCTGTGCGCAATCCAGAAACTGGCAAGATTATGAAACCGCCGACTTTCAGTGAACCTGATTTGAAAACAGTACTATTTGGAGTCCAAAATGACTAATAAAATACAAAAGGTAGAAACCGAAATCATGGACTGCTGGAGAGTGGTAGATGATGTCGACGTTTTACTCCAATACTTTGGAGATGATGAGTTCTTTACTGGTATGAAACCAGAACATGCTGACAAGATTATGAATCTGATGTTGGGTGTTAAGGAATTATACTCAGTAAAATTTGAGAGATTGTGGAGAGCATACGAAGAGAGTCTCGGTGAGTATTACGACTATGAGAAGGAGGCTCTTCGGTCTAGAAATACTATTGATTCCATGCTGTCTAATCTCGAAGCAATGTTTAAGGATGAAGAACCTGTTGCTGATGAACGTTATTCCCAAACATCTGAGGATCTACATGATTCTGGTCGAAGACTTAATGATGCGAGTCCCGAAGAATGGGATAGGGTAACGTTTAGATAATGCCGACCTATACGTATAAATGTAAAGAGTGTGAACACCAGTTCGACATACGTCAAAGTATGTCGGACGATAAGTTAACTGAATGTCCTGTATGCGAGAAAAAGACACTTGATAAGATAATCGTGCCTGGAAATGGTTTCCAACTCAAAGGTAAGGGTTGGTTTAATAAAGGCGGATATTAATTATGGCGGTTGAATTTAGGTAATTAGATAAATAGATAATAAAAGATGTCTATTATGAAAATTAAACTAAGTACCGCATTAATTTTGTTGACTATATATTCACTAGTCTGGGCTTCTGTAGCAGTATCGATAAAAAATGAATATATACTACTATCGAATCAAAAAGATATCGAGCATCAATTGCTTGTACAACGATACGATTTTGTCTTAAGCAACTTACTAGAGAGTTGTAAGAACAAAGAAGAGATAGTTATCGGTAAAGCGACATATCAATGTTATTTAATCAGTAAGGTATAGATCATGGCACAAACGCAACAACGACGAAGACAAGTCTACGAAATATTCGAAGAGTTCTCTAAAGCAACCAATAAACAAAGTCGATTAGCAGTATTGGAAAAATACGCATCCGTCGGAGCGTTTAAGGATATCCTTCGAGGTACCTATGATGACACTCTAGTATTTAACCTACCTGAAGGTAGACCTCCGTTCACTCCAAACAAACCTGAGTCAGTACCTTCGACTTTGTTGAAGTTACACAAACGATTCGGGTTGTTCGTCAAGGGTGGGGCTGGCGATGACCTCCCAGCATACAGACGCGAAAGCATCTATGTTCAGACGCTAGAATCTATTCACCCCGAAGACGCAGAATTTGTCGTAAGTATGACGAATAAGAAAACCCCCGTTAAATTTTTAACCAAAAAACTAGTACAGGAGGCATACCCATCCCTAATCAAATCTTAATTATGATCTGAAACTTAAACTTACTTAGGAGTATCATATGTTAAATTTAGAGAAGCAGTTATATGTCGCATCATTGCGACGAAGAAATTCATTATCAGAGCGAACGAGTTATCGAACATCGAACGCAATCCAGAGTTATTTAACTTACTGATAAGGAGGTGACGCATCTCTTCAAGAACGTATGAGTGAGATTCTTGTCGTATCGATTGATTAAAATATAGGATGGTCACATTATGCCAAATTATGATTTCAAGCACAACGAAAGCGGAGAGACACAAAGTGTGTTTCTCCGGATTTCCCAATATGACGATTGGCGTAAAGACAATCCCGATTGGGAACGCTACTATCCACAAGGTTCCGTACCTGCTATAGTATCAGGTACCAAGTCTGCGCTTACTATGGCTGGTGCTGGTTGGCAGGAACATCTAAAACATATCAAGAAAACATCTGGTAAAGATAATACCATCAAAACATAGAGTATTAATAATATGAATCGCGAAGAAGTATTTGAGCAACTGAAAATTGATGAAGGAGTTGTCTATGAGGTTTACCTCGACCACCTCAACTATCCTACGTTCGGCGTGGGTCACCTTATCAAGGAAAGTGACGGCGAGTTCGGCGCTAAGGTCGGAACACAAGTTTCCCCAGAAAGAGTTGCTGAGGCATTCGACCAAGACCTCGACACAGCAATCTCCGAATGCACTGTACTATACGGAGACGGGTTCTCTTGTCTACCAGACGAAGTCCAACAAATCTTGGTTAACATGATGTTTAATATGGGTCGACCGAGACTGAGCCAATTCAAGAACATGAATACCGCAATTAATAATGGTGATTGGAAAACCGCTGCTATTGAAGGTAGGGATTCGCGTTGGCACAAGCAAGTGACAAATCGTGCCGAACGATTAATGGTAAGGTTAGAAAATGTCTAAGAACGCAATATTTCAATACATGATTGTAAGCGATGCGGTAGACGCACGTGGTGATATTAAAGGATGGGATGGAACACGTTCTTCTTTATATAAAGAAGTAGCAAGTATCTCTCGTAAGTCCTTCGAACATTATGCCAAACATATTGGCGCAGATCATATCTATTCTGATGAACGTGTCGCTACCAAGGGACATGGGTGTTCAACTTCTCTATTACATGAGTGCGCACGTATCTGGTTAGACCCCATGTTTGATCAGTATGACGATGTACTATTCGTTGATACAGACATTGTAGTAAACACCAAAGAAGATATTTTCGACCATACTCAAAGTGGTGCCGAAGTCTATGGCGTACTAGAGTCAGACTTCGTTACCGCAAATGGTGGTGGTTATAACTCTTGGGATTATAAAGAATCTACATATCGTGACTTTGCTCGTAAGTTTGAGATGCACGACTGTCCTATCGTCCCCGTGATGCCACCTAATCGTCCGTCTAAGATACTTATCATGAATACGGGTGTTGTCATATGGACTAAAGAGGCACGGCTCAAAGCGCGTAAATTGTTTGACAAGTGGGAAGATTGGTGTTATACTGGAGACTTCCATATGTCAATCATGAATGACCAACCGTACATCTCAGCACAGTTGATGAAACATGACTTTGATGTAGAGACCATTGACCAGTCGTGGAACGACAGTCCGCACTACGCCACCGAAGAGAAGTTCTTTGATATTGCTAGGTTCTGTCACTATACCGGTGGTGAGTGGAAGGTCGACATGGTCAGGCACTGGAATGATCGAAGGTTTAAGGAGATGCCGTGGGAAAGAGCATTAATACCATGATAGACAAAGATACGGTATTGGCTATATTAGATGAAGAGTATAGTAAATGTCTGGATGACATGAATGATATCGATAACGGGAATCCTATGTTATACGCTATTGCTAAGAATATAGCAATGATACAGACTCTACGTACACGGATAAACGAAATTAGTTAAGATATTTTCAAAATAAGCCTTGACAGCCTCTCTGATTTATTGTATAATACCTAGGTATTTGAATGAACAGAGAGGTTTTTTTATGGAGTATGAAGACTCAATTATTGCCCAAACGATAAGACGTTACATATATGACGCAGAGAATCCTGATTGGAGTGCCCTCAAAAGAGAGTTATTAGTAGAGTTGGGGTATACAGAAGAAGAAGTATTTTATATAATGAAAGATGTAAGAGATGGTGTATTATAATGAAGAAAGATAAAGTAATTTTAGTTGACTGTGATGGTGTCTTATTAGATTGGATGTACGCATTCGACCAATGGATGACTCGTCACGGTTTTACTCAACATAAACCTGAAGTGTATGATGTTGCCGAGCAATACGGTTTAGAGAAACCATTTGCCAAAATGTTAGTTCGTATGTTTAACGAATCTGCCAACATACGAAAGTTACCACCATTGCGTGATGCGGTCAAGTATATTAAGAAGTTACATTCAGACCACGGATATGTGTTCCACGCAATCACTAGTCTGAGTGATAACCACTATTCTCAGTACTTACGTACAAAGAACTTGATTGAGTTGTTTGGGCCCGGTGCCTTCGAGAAGTTTGTTTACCTCGACTGTGGTGCGGATAAAGATGAAGTACTATTAGATTATCTTGGAACTGAATGTTTCTGGGTCGAAGATAAACCAGAAAATGCGGATGTTGGATTTCGAGTGGGTCTACAATCTATCTTAATGGCACATAATAATAATGCGGATTATGAAGGTCATGCGACTCGCGTACAGAACTGGAAAGAAATTTACAATATTATTACTGGGTAATCCGACCCTTTTAGTGTTTGTATAAATAAAAATTTAATAGTATTCAAGGGTGAATGATGAAGTATGTAGGGTTTAGTGAGCACTATCACGACAGTGGTTTTGCGATCATTGATGAGTCAGGTAAGGTAGATTTCGCTACTCACGGCGAACGATATTCTAAGAAGAAGAATGATCCTCTTATCCCCGATGAACTCTGGGATATGGTATCAGATGAAGACCATGTATCATTCTATGAAGACCATACGGTTAAGTTCGATATGCGCGGAGGGACTGGAGTAAAAGGAAGCACCGATCATTTAGCTAAACGACCGGAAACCGCAGAAGAAACATTCGGTCGTATGCTTATTCCCGATAGTCTGACGTACGATGTCAACCATATGCACCATGAGTCACATTGTGCGGCCGCATTCTACACGCGTCCGTGGGACGACAAACATGATACAGTCCTTGTGTCAATCGACGGTGTCGGTGAGTTACAGTGTGCTACCATCATGGATAGCAACTTTAATCTCATCAAAGAATGGCAATACCCTAAGTCCGTTGGTCTCGTCTACACGACAGTTACCAAGTTCCTTGGACTACGTCCACTCGAAGATGAATACGTTGTTATGGGACTCTCTGCGTACCATGCCACTTCACCTGAGTCTAAGGCGATTACCGACTGGTTGATTTCATGGTGGGAAGACCTAGAAGACCTTGCTCCAGAACTTGCGGAAGGTATCTCAGTCGGTGATATCAAAACCTCTAAACGTGAACAAGATCGCGTAATGTTTCGTGAAAAGTTACGTGCGAAGGTGAAAGCGGTAGAAGACAAAGTTGCCGCACGTGCGGTACAAGACTTCGCTGATTATGCGATTATGCAGATTATGACCGAAGCTGCTAAATATGGTAAGAAACTATGTTACTCTGGGGGTTGTGCGCAGAACGTTGTAATCAACTCACGTCTATTTGAATTGTTCGATGAAGTCCACATTGCGTGTTCGCCAACAGATGCTGGTTCTGGTCTGGGTACTGCTGCGATGTCTTGGGCAAAAGCAACTGGTAAAGATAAACTAATATGGAGTCCATATAGTGGATATGATATACAACGACCTATTAACCCGACTGAAGTTGTCGACCATCTTCTTAGTCACAAGTACTGCGGAATCGCTAATGGCCGTGCTGAGTTTGGCCCTCGTGCACTTGGTAATCGCTCTTTAATCGCGGACGTACGATTCGATATACAGGACACTGTCAACACGATTAAACGTCGACAGAAATATCGTCCATTCGCACCAGCTATCCTAGAAGAGTTCGCAGATGAATACTTCGAAGGGCCTATGAACGAGTATATGCAGTTTACGTCAATTGCGAAACACGACTATGCGCCTGTCACTCACGTAGATGGCACCGCTCGTGTCCAAATTGTCAAAAAAGATTGTGAGTCGGTATTCCGTAAAGTTATTGAAGAATATTACGAAAGAACTGGAGTACCAATGTTACTAAATACATCATTGAACATTCGTGGCAGACCTATGGTCAATGACGAGCACGACGCAGAGTTGTGGGAACAAAAATACGGTGTAAAGGTTTTCTAATGACCGAAGATGTACAACCAATAAGAAAGAAGATTGAACTGGAGGTAGAACTTAATACCTCTACTAAGGAAACTAGTGTCAATAGGTTTCAACCCCTATTGGATTTTTCTGAGGTATTAGATGCCTACCGCATCTTCCCCCGCGCTTTTATCAGCGTGTACATGTATCTATTGATAGAAACAGTAAAATGGTTCATGCTAATACCGGTACCCAACGCATCACAGGCAGGTCTCATATCTGTGGTAGTTGGTGCTGGTGCCGCATGGTTTGGACTATACACATCTACTAGCTCTGGTCGAAGTGCTAAAAAAAATAGTTCCAGTTGATGGCGTCTGAAGTAATACTAACCTCCGAGTTAATCACTTGGAGAGGGACGCCTGGAGTTGGTGATTTTATGTGGGCACTAAATTCTGCCCATAAACATGTAGCCGACAATAACTTAGACAAAGTAAACCTAGAGTTCCATTGGGAGCACGGTGAAGACTACTACCACCACTTCGAAGACCCCGAAACTATTATTGAACGACTAGAGTACATACATAACTTTTATCACCAAAAAGAAAAGGTTATGGTTCATCACATATTCAATTCCACCGGAAGATATACTGACTGGAAGTATGACGATGATGTTGTTTTGGAAACAAATGGTGAACGTAGAGTAGCCGCAATACAAAGGGACAAGGCGAGATTCTTTTTTGAGTCTGGCGCATATAGTGACGAAGAGGGTGGAGATATACCTGATAATGAATGGTTGTTTCGAAAAGACGCATTCCAAAAGACAGTAGATAACCGCATAGTCTTTTGGAGACCTACTTGGAACGCAGAAAAACCGAGAACATGGAAACGTTTATTTACTCAGAGTGATTGGGACACGGCGATACAGTTGTTGCGCGACAAAGGGTTTGAGTGTCACGAGATATCATACAGGACTCCAGTATCAGAAGCAATGTATCTCATCTCAACCTCAAGGTTGGTTTTGTGTTACGATGGAATATGGCACTATATTGCGAAGAACTTTCAGCGGCCGCTTGCTGTAATCAGTTCTGAAGGAGTGACTAAATATCATACTCCACATGCGTTAAGATTACGTACCGAAATATCATATGCCGACAAGAGTGTATGGTGGTGGTTAGAACATATAGAAGTACTTCTAGGACACACTAAACGTAAAGCAGTTAATTTTGAAAAAAGAGTGAGAAAATACTATGGAAATGACTAGAGAAACATTTCAGATTGATCGCGCAGTAATCGAGGTCGCGGGGGGATGTAACTATTCATGCTCTATGTGTCCACAAGATTTACGTGAAGGTGGACGACATAAAGGGTTTCGCCGCATCATGAAACTCGATGAGTTCGAGAAGTACGTTGCGGATTGTGCGCAGTACGGATTGAACGTTGTCAACCTAGATGGTTCGGGTGAAGCCACCATGGCTAAGAACCTACCGGAGTACATTAAGGTAGTGAAGAAGTACGGTGCGAAGGCATTCATCTTCTCTAATGGATTTAAGATGGAAGGTCAGTACATGAGAGATTGTGTTGATGCTGGTCTGGACTTCTATCGATTCTCATTCATCGGTTCGGACGAACAAGACTATAGTAAGTGGATGTACAACGCAGTAGGAGGACACTACGCTCAGATTAGACGTAACATCGAAGAGATGGTTGCGTACGTCAAAGAGTCGGGTTCGGACTGTGTAGTATCTACCTACCACCTAATCACAGACAACAATAACATTGACGAGGAACTAGAGAAGTACAAGACCTTGGTTGATGAACTAGGCGTCAAGACCGAGATATGGAAGATGCATAACTGGTCTGGCGCTTGGGATATTGGTGATAACGCACGTAAAGGTAAGATCAAGACTTGTGGCCGACCATTCTCTCCGGATGTAGTAATCCGTGCCGGTGGTCTTGATAAGAAGACCGGTGCTGTACATCCATGTTGTCAGGTTCTTGGTCGAGATGAAGAGGCAGTTCTTGGTCACTGTTCCGAAGATAATATCGCAGACATCTTTTTTGGTGAAGAGTACGAGACTCTACGGGAACAACACCGAACCGGAGATTATCCAGATTTCTGTAAGAGTTGCGACTTCTTGATCGAAGACCCCGAAGTATTGGTGTACACTAATCACGAACGAGACCTCATGAAAATGCATGGCACAAAGTTCGATTTGAATGATTACCGTGATTAGGTAATATCAGACAATAAAATCTTATAAATAACAGTAATCTTTTAAAAACCCGTAACGGAGAGTTAATCTCAATGGAAAATATTTTAGTAAGAACTGCCGACAACTTTTTCGTTGTAGGTGCTGCCGGAGCTGGTGGTGATCTATTACAGAACCTATATGGAATGTATCTACGCGAAGTGGAAGGCGCAGATTTTGGTTCTAATCTACAAAATGCTGTAAACGCACGAAAAGTACAGTGGAACAGCCTACAAAGTACATGTCTAGGGTTCTGCCCGTGGACAGACATTAGTACTATGGGCAGCTTTATCTTTGCTCTAGAGGCGGGCCAGTTAACTTCTCACAACTTTATTAGAATGCATCGTGACGAAAAAGATGTGTTAACTCATCTATGGCGAGAGTATTCAGTAGGCATGTCCTTCGAAGACTTCTTGAAAGAAGACATGGGTTATTCTCTACTCGATATGTTCAATAGAGATTCTAAATTGTTAACCTACGCTCTAGACGTTTCATACGAGAATCTTGTGGAAAACACTCACACAGTTCTTACTAAAGTAATTGATCACCTAAGTCCTAAAACTACTGACTCTTACGGTAAGATTCGTAAAGAAGTTCAAGTAAATTTTGAAGCAATCAATAAGGTTGTTGATGATTCAGGTATCCGTAATTTGCGTAAGGGTTCTGGAAGCAATCTATTAGAAAAGGTTGACGTTTATGCGGACTGGATTGAACGCGAACAAGCTGCTAGCGTAGACGCACACTTCTATAACGTATAAGTATTAGTATACAGTAATTCAAAGAGCGGACTCCACGTCCGCTTTTTTATATGAGATTTTTATGAAAGCTTTCGTTATCACAATCAAAGACCATGAGAAGTCCGAGCAAGTCGCGGACAGATGTATACAGACAGCAAAAGACTACGGGTTGGATGTCGTCAAGTTTGACGCAATCACCCCTAAAGATGATATACTAGGTATATGTAACCGTGAAGTTATTCCTATCAGTAGATTCCAAGGACGTTACTCTCGTCTAGAAAATTCTTTATCCGCATTCCTTTCTCACTACTCCCTGTGGAAAAACTGTGTTCAACAAAACGAACCGTTCGTTATCTTTGAGCATGACGCGGTAGTGAACAATCCTATCCCCACGACACTACCAAAATATGTGGGGAACATAGGGAAACCTTCGTACGGCAAATTCCTACTACCTTCTTCTGGTTGGGGACGACTGACATCTAAACCTTACTTTCCAGGCGCACACGCATATATCGTAACACCCGAAGGTGCTCAACGACTAATTGACGCTGCTCCACTTCACGCAATGACTACAGATGTTTATCTATCGAGAGAACGTTTTGATTGGCTGGAAGAGTATTATCCGTGGTCGGCAGAGGCTCAAGATACGTTTACCACCATACAGAATGTCACTGGATGTCTCGCTAAACATAACTATGACTCGAACTATGATATAACAGAAGTGTAGTTAGTAAACATATAAATTAGGGGGTAGGGGTGAATACTTTACCTCTCTTTATAAATTGGAAAAATGATGAAAGTTTTACATAATAACGTTTTAGTTACCGCACAAAAAGAACAAGACACGAAGACTGCTAGTGGTCTTATTATATCAGGAATAAAACCTACGGGTCATAAACCTGCCACGGTAGTTAGTATGAGTATTGAAGTCGCACAACATCAAACTATCTCAGCGGGTAGTACAATCTACTTTGATTGGGGCAAAGCGATGGCAGTAGAATTAGATGGTATACAGTGCGCTGTAATCGATTATGACGACATTAAGTTGATAGCCAGTTAATGGTAACAGTATGCTGCGTTCTTTGGGGAGACAAGTTCTCTGAAGACTATGTCCGTAATCTGAAGGCTGGAGTTGAAAGAAACACTACGGTACGTCATAAGTTTGTGTGTTTGAGTGATAGACATATAGATGGTGTCGACACCAAGTTTCTGAAGCCAGGCCTTACTGGTTGGTGGAACAAACTACAACTGTTTGATGGAGATATCTACGGTAGGATGGTATACCTAGACCTCGATACTTTGATTGTAGGCAACATAGACTGGTTACTAAACTATACCGGTGGATTTATGGGTATAGAAGACCTAGGTCATGTGAATGAACATCAACCACATCTAAAAGATAAACTACAGAGTGGTGTCATGGCATGGGACTCTGAAAGTATGGATTGGGTGTACAAAGAGTTTTTCTTTAAAAGAGTTATCGTGACAAAAGAGTTCCGAGGAGATGGGGAATACCTCAACGAAACTATAACCAATCGTACCTTACTACAGCAAGTATTCCCAGATGAGTTAAAATCATATAAATACGAAGTGTACCCCGATAACATAGAAGACGTTTCCATAATATGTTTCCACGGGAGACCAAGTATCATACAATCTATGTCAGAGTCCATTACCACACCCGTGCGCACATATGAGCCACAGGAGTGGGTTAAAGACTACTGGCACCAATAGGAGAATAATATAATGTTAAGCGGATTATTAGGTTCACTATTAGGTTTGACGGGTTCCCTTGTCCCTGCGGTAACGGATCACTTCAAGTCTAAAAGAGACAACGAATTTGAATTAAAGAAGATGGAGAAGATGGCTGAACTACGTGCTGCCGGATTCGACCACGATATGAAAATGTTTGAGACGCAGGCGGCAGATAAAGAGCATGCCCGACTAATCGAACATGACATCTCAATCAACCAAGGTACAGGGTTCATTGCCGGACTACAGAAGTCGGTACGCCCTATAATCACATATAGTTTCTTTGGACTTTTTGCTGTTATTGAGGTTACTCTCTTAATGAACGCAATGAACGCCGAGGACGGTGTTGACTTTAATAACGCAATAGCTATACTATGGGACGATGACACTAAAGCAATCTTTGCCGCTATCATCTCGTTTTGGTTTGGTTCACGTGCGTTAGACAAGTCACGAGGTTTTAGAAAATAATGTATGTGTATATCGCAACAATTAAAAGATGGGTTGATGGCGACACTGTTGACGTTGACATTGATCTTGGGTTCGGTCTTGTTTATGGTAATCAGCGTATTCGTTTATGGGGTATTGATGCTCCTGAGTCTCGCACTAGAGATCTTGCCGAAAAGTCTCTTGGGAAAGAGGCCGCACGATTCGCCGAAGAACATGCCCCAGTAGGGACACAAGTCAAACTAACAACCCATAAGACGGGTAAGTATGGACGTATACTAGGAGAGATTGAGGTCGAAGGAGTAAACCTCAATCAACTCATGATTAAAGAAAACCACGCTAAAGAATACATTCTGTAGGATATTGAAATGAAAGTTAACGTCTTAGGTAACGGAGATCACGCAACCATGTTCGAACGTGGGTCTAGTGGTCTGCTGTTGGTATGTAACATGCCCCCTATGTCACTAGATAAAGAAGAAGTCTATGGTTCTTGTATGGTAGACTTCAAAATGATGACTGCGCTACAAGATCAGTCAGTACAATTAGATATGTACGACTGGATTCTAGGGACGCGACCTCGTCGGTGGATGGAAAAGAATCCCACATTCTACATGAAGTATGCCCAGAACATCAAGGGTTTTCACACCTACATACCAACGTACGCACAACTTAGGGGTCAGAAACTAGAAGATGCTGCCACAAACTATTCGTGCGGTCATATGGCGGTAGACTATGCGTGTCGTGTTATGCAGGCGAAGGAAGTTCACATGTACGGGTTTGACTCTATGTTTGATATGAACCTAGACAGTTTTACTGATAACTTCTTACAGAGTGATAGAAGCGCACTGAACGTACACCGCATGGCAAGTAACTGGAGACCTATTTGGCAAAAGTTCTTCCAAGAGTTTGACAAAACAGAGTTTTTCGTGTATCATAGCCA